AAGAATTATTGTGTCATTGTCCCAGTTTGCGTAATACTTTGGAATACCTGTTGTGGTCCTACTTGGATGATATTCACTGATAAAAGAGGTGTCTTTTTTCTCTAAATATCTTCTCTCGTTGTCCGTCAAACCGCCAAGTGACCCCGATGGACTAAATATATTAACTGATCTAATAAAACTAAAACTGCTTGGTGTAGCCCCTGGCATACCTACAAAAGCATCTCCCGAGGTTAGACTAGCTGTTTGATACTTCCTAAATACATCTAGGTCGACATCTCTAAAAATACGCATTTCGGCGTGCTCTATAAAATCGTTAACTATGACAGTGGTAAACACGTTGCTGTCTGTTTCTGTGTATTCTCTAATTTGTGTTACTAGTTCTGAATATGTTGTCATGCTACCACCGTTGTTGGCCCAGCAAATGCTCGACCCCCTCCTCCTCTTAAATTACCACTAGCTGCTGTGTCTGTAGCAACAGTGAATGTATAACTATTATCATCTACTTTAGTGATTGTATACCCAGCAGATCTTGTAAGATTAGCCGCTGTGATACCATCAAAACCAGAAGCATCATAAAACCTAACTGTATCCGAACTAGATCTACCATGATCCGGCTCAGTAACTGTAATTACACTTGTGCCTTGATTTGCTGTTTTAAAAGCATTTAGTTTTAATAATATCGGCACAGCGCTTTCTTCTCTGTCCGATCTTGCGTTTTGCAAAGCTTGTTTGTCTGGTTTGTGCACAGTCATTTCTATCTGCGGGTGCTTTGACTCAAACTCAGAAATGTGAACAAAAGAACCATTCCATTCTTTTAACATCTCGTTATACGGAAAAGCCATGCCGCTTCTGTCGGATATTGCTTTTGCTTTTTTACCTGATGCAAAATTAGACATTTGGATAATACGCCTGTGGTGTTATGTGCGTGCTAGTGGATGATCCATCCTCTGTCAGCGCACGATTAAATTCATCTTCGTAATACAACTTCATTTGTTGTGCTAATTCTGGTCTATACTTTTGTGCTAAATAAAAACTTAAACCAGATGTCATGCATGGAACAAAACGATAAGGTACATCTGATGCGTTACTAAAGTCACCTGCATCATCTATTCTTTTTACAAAATAAATATGCATGTCAGCAGACGCAGATGTAGAGTCCGGTGTAGGATAAACAAAAAGGGTAACACGATCTATTAATCTTTGCACATAGTATTGTGTTGGTTGCCCCTTTGATAGTTTATTTGATAACCCAGAATAAGTTGATCTGTTGATCTTTGTCATCGCCACGTCTTGCTGTGTGGTTTGTGTTCTGTTTGTTCTAAATGTTGACTCTAGTATATCATCAATACCAAATATAGTTGACGCTACCTGGTTTGTAGTTGCTTGAGCTCTGTTACTATCAGATGTGTCATCAGCTGCGCTTCTAAAAAAATGATACTCTGCTTGTCCTTCAACTAGGTCAATGTTGGTTTCATCTATCTCCCAATAGTGTAGTCCCCTATTGCCCCACTCTTGAAACATAATATTAAGAGATCTTCTTGCAGATTTCATTTGATAACCAGTTACGTTATCAAAACCTATCCTTTGAAAAGACTCCTCTATTATATCATCAATAGCAAAAGTTTTCTCGAACGTTGCTGTTCCTGAAGTAGTATTAGGCATTAGCTACTCCTATTCGTATTTTTTCTTGAATTCTGCTATGCAAGTGTATGTATTACCAGAATCTGCCGCACCCGGTACAACAAAGTTAACATCACTTTGGTTACTGTTAGATGATTTATCAGCAGGTATGCCACCAAACTCTCTAAAGTCCCAGTATCCTGAGTCGATTAAAGTTATAATTGGAATATCTCCGTCTGAATCTTCTTCATCTAAACGTGCAAAAGAATCGCCACCATCGCCATTAGCGCATGACCACCATACTCTTTGCAGTGATAAGTGAGCTACTGAGTTACCGTCATCATCAGCTGTTAGTGCTGATACATCACCAAATACAGTTGTGCTACCTGTGCCATCAGATTGTACTACTATTTTGATTGTAACTCTTTTGTCGTTTTGTTGTAGGATTGTTGGTCCTGTTACTGTGTCTGCCATGTTCCCTCCTTAATCAAGAACGTGTGGGGCCGAAGCCCCACAATAGTTATTATTGGTCTGCAAATGCAGGTACGTCTGCACCTTCTGCGTAACCCCAAATGTAGTAATTGGTGCTGTCTTTAGCAACAATATTAATCTCAAACAAACCACTGTCTGTAAGAGTTAAACTAGAGTTAGAGTTTCCGTCAGCGTAAACAGATACGTTATCTGCATTAGAGTCTAAGTGTACGATACCACCTAGGAAGAAATTACTATTTCCTGGTGTTACAATAATTAGATTCTCTGTTTCTTCTGCAGCGCCAGCGTAGATAAACTTGTAAGTTTGCCCAGCAACTGGTGCAGGTAGAGTGATAGTTCTATTAGCTCCTATTGCAGGAACCGCAAGTACTCTTCCACTGTGTGTTGCAGCATCAAGAGTTTTGTTTTCATCTCCTAATGCAACAGGTGCATCACCCATTGTAATGATTTCAGTAATCGCTCCAGTAGAGGAGTTTTTACTAACAGTTTTAACTGTGCTTTCGGATCTTACTGGACCCTGAAAAGTTGTGTTAGCCATATTGGTCTCCATTCCGTCAACATAGTCTGAGACGTTGTCTACTGCATGAGTCTATGCCGACTATTTTAAAATTATGCAGTGTATTGAATATACGCTTTTAATATAGTGTTTGCAAATAAAAAGGGGCGCCGAAGCGCCCCTTAAAAGGTTAGCTTAGAGCTTACGCTCCTGGTGAACCGAATACTCCACGCCAGTCAGAGAAGCCGAAGCTGTATCTTTCTCTTGCTTTGTATCTTACGTTACCAGTATCAAAGTCACCTTCCATAGCAGTCTTAATAGGTGCTCTTTCGAACATTTTAAGACCATTAGGGATGTCAGTTTTGATAAAGAACGCATCTGTATCTGTTAGGAAGTTGTTTACAACAAATCCTTGAGGGATCATTCCCATAGATGAGATTGCGTTTAGATCGTTATCAGCAGTACCAACTCTTGCTGGTGACTTCATGATTCTTTCAGCTGTAAATCTTAGCTCAGAAGGAATAATCATTTTTACTCCTCTTGCAGCAATTTTTAAGCCTCTTTCATCAGTGAAAGCAGCAATGTCAATTAAAGCTTGCTCGATAGAAGTCTCAGATAGGTCAGCAGAAGTTGCTAACTCGTTTCTTTGATCTCCTGATTGTGAAGGGTGGTCAGTAGCGAAAAGCTCTTTACCGTCTCCACCTGGGAATGAACTACTGAAACCATTGTTCAATATGTTCGCTCCTTTGATCTGCTTTGTTTGAGCCATAGATCTTGCTAGTGCTTTTGTGTAACGAGTTGCAATCGTGTCATACAAGTTGTCTTCAATCGCTTCTTCAGTAAGTGCGAATGCAAGTGCAACTGTTTCGTGTGTATAACGTGATGTGAAAGTCTCGTTAGCAGTGTCAAAAGTAACTGCAGAACCTTCAGCTTTTACAGCAGCGTTTGCGAAACCAGATAACATTACTTCTTCTTCAAAAGCTCTGTCACTGTTTTCAACGTCGAAAATCTCTAAGTGTTGATTTTCGTAGTTTTGATACTCAAGTCCAAATAATGCATTCAGACCTGGCTCTAGCTCTTTTGCGAGCTGTTGTCTTGATATAGCCATGTGTTAAATCCTCCTGCTATTATAATTGTGTTTTATGAGCATGCTCGTTGAACGCTACAATGTAGTTCGCATGAATTGCTAGCTCGTTGTTTTGCGGATCACCAGTAAAGCCTAGTGCTTTTAATTGACCATCTGTTGCAGCTAAATCAGACACATCCAACTCTAAACCAGATATACCAGTTGTAGTTGAACCTGAATGAGTACCAACAGTGTCAGCAACTTTACCGACGTCAGCTTGTGCAGCAGCTGTTTCCGAGTCACCTTGTATCAAGAATCTTTGATACGGGTTGTCGAATACAAATGCTTTAATTGCTCCCTGCGTAATATTCGTTTGAGAATAAAAGTTAGAGAATTTTGGTTTTCCTGTTGAAGGGTCACTTTCGATGAAGCATCCATTGAATACTCCAATAGCGTCTTCGTTTGATACAGCAGCTTGTACATCTACAAAGCCTGCATTACTTGTATCAATCTCGACGATATCACCTTGGAAAATCGAATTAGACTGGTTGTCTTTGATTTGATATTCCGTAGTTTGAAAGTCACTTGAACTGCCAACAGTATTACCGATAGGTCTTAGACCAAAAGGGGCATCTTTATTTGCCATATTTGTTTCCTCCTTAAAGGTTATTGTTAGCGGTGGTAGGAATTACTAAAAAATTAGTTCTTCTTTGAGCCACCAAAAGTTACACGAGTCTGTCGATCTTGATTGATCGGCATACTTGGGTGCTGTTCCTTCAAGACATCGTGTTCTAAAGCTTCATTACGATCGGCAGTTTTCTGATCGAAATATGCCTCACGTTGCTTTGCGAGCTCTTCGGGTATCCTTGCCAGCACAAGGCCACCAACCCCAATCACTCCTGCGTAACGACCTTCTGTAACACTTGGATAATCAGTATCTGGATATTCATCAGCTCTTACTAAATCCCATCCGGATCTTATTTTGCCTGACATGTTCTTTGTATCATCAAAGCCCATACTTTCAGCGCGTATCCATCTGTGTCTGTAACCGTCTGGCGCAGGCGGTGCATCTAGTGATGATGGAGGAGTCCATACTTTAGGTCTTTCTTGTTTGACCCTAGATTGACTCGCGCGGGAAGTTTTTATTGTTTTATCTTTTTCCATATGCTTATACCTCCTTCGCGGCTAATTGTTTCGCATATTCTTCTAGCGGCACACCTAATCTTTTAGAAATTGCTACCTGTGATGGTGTGAGCTTC